GATTACGAGTTAACCGAGCGAGGTCAAAATTTTCTCATATCCTGTGAGGGCGTCCTCTTTAGCAGCGGCGTGTTTCGGTTGCATCGATGTTTTTTCAAGTATCCGGTGCTGCGTGAGGGCGTTTATCCTTTAGGCGATTTTAGGCGGATTGAGATGCAGAATTGGACGGCTCTTTTAGGTTTGGAGCAGGGTGTGAAGGTTAGGCATACGACGACGTCTTGGATTGTTCATGTTGAGACTTTCTATGGTCGCAGTCCGGGGGAGCTTGTGACTTTGGCTAAGAACTTGGCTGACCGAGTCGCACAGGGCTTAATGAGCAAGTACGGTTGCGTTTTGGGGCAAGGAACAATTAACAACCGCCATGAGTTAGGCATCGATGACCCAGTAGCCAACCTGTTAAACCGCTATTTTGAGGTAAGCACTCCAAAGCGGTTGATTGATGATAGCCCAGGAGAAGACGAAGGTGAGCTGGATCATCTTGGCCGTGACGCTGCCGTCGAGTATTTACTGATGCCTGAGCGGGTGAAGAAATTGGAAGGCCAAGTAGAGACTGCGCTTGGTGATTTAGAGCGGATTTCTGGCAGTCTTGCAAAGCTGGAGAAGATGGGTTGCGACTTAGCTAAGGTCGCGGATGCTTTGGGAAGGCTTGTAGGAAATTTAGAAGGCGCTACCCAAGAGGCACCCAAGACCGGTGGAGAGGGAGGAAAAAGCTATGTTTCTTAGCTTAAATTCTGAGTTTTTGGCAGTGAAAAGCTGTTCAAAAGCCATTTTAGCATTATATCAAGGGCATGGGAAAAGTCCATGCTTTTCAGAAGTTGCTTTTCTACGGTTGCTTGGAGTAGATTACCGAGCCCTAAAAGTCACGTGCCTGAATGGAGCGAAAACCTTGGAGTGTGCACTTTGACATGGAAGCAAACGATGAACCTGTTCAAAACATGCCAATTTCAGCCCAAAAAGTGCCAAAAACTAAGCGAAGCCAAGCCGACAAGGTTGGAAAACTCAAGTACCTACTCGCCAAGGACAAGAAACTCGACCGAGACGTAGCCGAAATCAAGCTGCTGCTCCGCGTTATCTTTGCTGGCCTGAAAGACTCACTGCACTTTGAAAAGTCACTTATAGAAGAAGCAGCCTGCGAAGACGAAGTTGACAAAGCCATTCTCCAGTTGCTGTTTGAAGCAGGCGCTCCCGGGCTACTGCCTAAAGACATAGCCGCCAAATTGGCTGAATTCAAGATTGCCCGCCATCAGGTAACTCGAAGGATTGTTCGCATGAATAAGCGGCTATCTAAGGAATTGGATTCGGTGGTTGTTGAGCGGCGGGGTTGGTGCTGGGCTATGACAAGCTTCGGCGTAGACGCCTACAAGGCATCGGAGAAGGACTTGCTAGCCGAGGGCGTGAACCTACACAGCGCCTCTCAAGAGGAGATTTAGCTTATGGCGTTGACTGAGCGTGAGAAGGCAATTTTGCGTTTGAAGGCAGGGGGAGTATCAGATTACACAATTGCCCGAAAACTAAAGATGGAAACGCCTAATGTTACGCGTTCAAAAAAGAATGCACTAAAAAAGCTTGAGAATGCTAAAGCAGATTTAGAGTTTGTAGATAAACTAAAACAGCAATATTCCCAATACAGAGAAAAAAAGAACAGCTTTTGAGCTAACGCTCGCCTAAATATAGTGTAACAGATTAGCTTCAAAATTAATGTCGTCTAAGCAAGAAGGTTGGTAAACACTATTAAGCAAAACTGGGAAATACAACAGACAAAGGATGGCTTTAGCTGTCTTATAGTGATAGAGAATATATCGGTCGCACGCAGGAAGATTGGATCTTTGTCGATTGGTTAGTCAACCATTCAAAGACTTCCTGTACTATCAATCAGAGGAATTTCCTATGAACTATGCAGAAGAAAAAGCATATTGGTACCTGCGCCTAAATGGCTTTTTTGTAATCCCTGATTTTGTCTTACATAACAAACATGGAGACACTGACCTCTTAGGAATCAGGCTTTCTCATACTTCAGAATTTGTCGAGGGTCAACGTCTCAAGGAAGATATTGAATTAGTCAACTTGTTTAACGAATCTGGATGTAATATCTATCGAAATACTGCTTGCGTTATCGCTGAAGTGAAAGGCGGACGGAGCATTATCAAAGCCAAGGAAATCCATGAAAAATTTGATTTGGAAACATTAAAGTATGCCTTAAATCGCTTTGGGCTTTTTAGAACTTCCGAATCAAACAACATTGCAGAAGAGCTGCAGAAAGTAAAATGGGTTAAAATGGAGAATAACAATTCAATTCATAAAGTCCTTTTTGTTAATAAAGAAGCTTTCACACCTTCACCTGATGACCGATTTTCAACATTAACAAATGAACATATTACGGAGTTTATTGAAAATCGAATGAGATTAGGGTTTAAAATCAGCGATTGGTCGCATTTTGACTCCAATTTTGTTCAAGAAACGATTTATCGTGTAAGTAAGGAGAAAACCAAGAATAAACAAGAGGAGTCTAATGCAGAATAACCAGTTAGAGGTCACGGATGACCATTTAAGAAAATTATTAGTCCAAGTAGCGTTGGAGTGGGAGAGCAGATTTGGGATAGCACCACATATTACGTGTGACATTGCCGAGTATGATGCCGCAAAGATTGTTGGGACAACTTTGAAGATTGGAGAGGGGCGAATGAAAACAGACAACGCTACCACTAAAGGCTATGACTTCACAGGAACGGACGGTTTAAGATACCAAGTAAAAGCTAGGCGACCAGGACCAGAAGGCAAAGTACGTCGTGTACCTAAAGCAAAAAACTATGAGTGGGATAAACTTATTTGGATAAGATATGACGGCAACTATGTAGCTCAAGAAGCATGGGTATTTGATGTTGACAAATACAAGCAATTATTTGAATCTAAGGCACGCTTGTCTCCCCAAGACATGCGCCAAGGAACGCGACTACTTTAGCGGGACATTGCTGCATGTTTTTGATTGTGAGAAAAAAAGGAGTAAAGAAACGCCTATTCGTTTGCATTATTTCGGTGGGTTATTATCGCGACCACCGCCTGAGGGGTTGCCCGGATTCTTACTTGGCCAGCCGCCTTTACCTTTTCCCAATGTTTTCACCTCCTTTAACAAAAGAACCATAGCTCGATTTTACCATCTGTAAATTGCATTCCTCCCGTAATACTGAGGAATATCTAATACCAGCCCTAAATTCTCACTATTAATGTCGGTCAGCGGTCGGAATCTTCTGTTTGAACCATCTATATTGCTCATGGCTTGTCCATCCGGTGACACCATGAAGTATGAACCGATCATCTCATGGTTATTCTCGAATACAGTTGTGCATCCATTGATTGGTTCTTGGTTTAGAGACTTAAAACAACTAAATTGTTGGTCTGTAATTGAGAGTTCATTAAAGTACTGGTCATTTTGACCGGTAATATGTAGTACTTGAAAGACCTTCCATCGTCGAGGTTTTAGACTTTTTACAAGCGGTTGCATATGCTCCAGCCAGTTTAATCGTGTAACAGTTGTGTTAATTTTTAGTTTAATTCCCAATTGGTTAATCTTGTCTGATAGATACATGATATTGCTGATATGTTGACCCCTACCTCTTCCAAGTCTGGTCTCAACTACCTCAAGGCTTGAGTCCACCGAAAGGCCAATCCAGTCAAGAAATGGCGAGAACTCAACAAGCTTTGCCTCATTTAGATAATATCCATTTGATACAAGTGAAGTCACAAAACCTTTGTTTTTTGCAGCCTTTACGATTTCAAAAAACAGTGGGTGTAGTAGAGGTTCTCCGCCGACTAAATTGAGTTTTTCAATTCCCAAATTCTTAAGTAAACTCAATATTCTGTGCGCTTCATCTATGGTTGTGATTTCGGGGCCTAATTCTTGAGAAAAACAGAACTTGCAGTTGTAGTTGCATCTTGTCGTAATGTGCCAATTGGCGGATTTAATCTGAGGATAATTGTTTAGCAAGCTTTTCACCTCTATATGAAATCAGTAAGTTCAAGCACGCGATTTTCAATTTGGATACTCCTCTCTTCTTCGGAGGGTGGAAGCAACGCAAGCCCTTTCTTTAGATAAGCAAGTTCATTCTTTGGCTCATTTATTCTCCTAAAGGCGCATGCCAAGTTCCAAAAAACATCAGACCTTTTGACTGGGTCTAATTTATTGGAAATTTCCTCACTTGCCTTGAAGTATTTTATTGCTTTTTCTTTATACCCGAAGTAATATTCTCCTTCGCCTAAATTCTTCAAGGCAACGCATGTTCGATAAGCGTCATTTACTTGCTCATAGAGTTCAAGGGCTTTTTTCATGCTACTTACCATAAGCTTGTAGTTGCCTGAACCTCTGTAAGCTATAGCCATATTTTCAACAATTACCGCTTGATCTAGCGTTGGAAGGTTGCTTGACTTTAGGTATTCCTCATACAAGGCTACTGCGGCCTTAGCCATTAAGGGACCATCCTTGTATCCGAGATCGGTTCTATCACGGGCTCGATTAACAAATTCTTTAGCGCCGATAGCCAGGAAGAATTTTACCTCTTCAATGGAGGTCATAGCTTCCAGTATTTCCTTAGCTTTGGTAGCGTCTTCTTCAAAATATTCTAATGGAAAACCGTCATCAAGCATTTGCTGTCGATATTCGCGGGTCTGCTTTTCGAACCATTTCCAAGCGAAGATTGAGGATGTATGGTTATAGAATGTTTGGAACAAGGGCGAAAAGCTGTTTAGGTCAGAGGCAAGAAAAGCCGCATAGGCGTTAGGTAAATTCTTCTTTTCTTCTGCCATTAAGCTAACGCATTCCTCTTTGAATGCTCGCATGTCTAGAAGGTAATCAGGTACAACGGAAAGCATAGAAAAGTTTGACATCAAACCAGCGATAAGATCGGGTCTAGTGAGGGTGTTTAGGTTTGAAGCCATTATGAGGCTCTCAGCTGTTTCTGAAGTGCTGGTTACAGGTAAAGGCGACGAGTCAAATACGCTATTGAAGGGAGTGAATTTATCATCGACTTGTTTATAAAACGCATCTCTCCAGTCTTCTTTTAAGAATCGCTGAGTTTGCCGGCGACAATAAGGCGCTTGAGACTCCTGTCGTGTCAAGGGGTGTCCAAGCTTTTCTGCGACGTCTTTAACTCTTAGCCCTTTCTGGTTAAAAATGGAGATTAAAGAGGCCTTTGTAAAGTTGGACCTCTCACGCATTAGCTGCTTGTCTTCCACAACTTTTCTTAGCACATAAACGTAGAAGCCAAGAATGAAAGCTCTTTTAGAAAGCAGGCGATCAACCTTAACATAATCATAGTTTATTTGTTCTTTCTCACTTTCATTTGCTGCTTTCAACGATGCAATATATCTTTCGTTGTAGCGTTGTGCATACCTGTCAAAGCTACTAAGTACTGACTTTGTTATTACGTCTAATTTTTTTCCGTTCCCTTTTTGTTGCCCCATCTTAAGCGCCTACTTGTTATTTTAATGCCTTAGGAACGTTTAGGGGGTTTTAGTTATTAACAAAATCGGACATTCACATCATCCTTTTCAAAATTTGCGATTATAAACAGATGGTTACTCGTTAATGCAAAAAATCCTGGTATGTCTTGTTTACGATATTATCGTGTTTAGGCTCTCAAGCCATTAATGCGTAGTTGTAGAATTGTTTGTTGGCGATTTAGGTATGTCTCAGGATGGCTCTGGCTGTAAGGATTGTAAGCATGTTCGGGAGCACGTATCTTCGGTTCTTCCCTTCAAAGTCCTTGAAGCAGTAGCAGAGAAGCCATTACGAATCGGCGGAGTTGCATTGGCCGCTGGAATGTCTAGGAACTTTAACGTTTATACGCCTGAAGAACTCCGAGCTTTTGCTGACAAGTTGGTTGATGCCCCTGTCTATATCGAGCATGTGGCTGTTGATTCGGCTGCTGGGAAAGTTACTAAGTGCATTTATGATCCCACTGCTCGATGTCTAAATTATGAGGCTGAGATTTACGACACTGCCACCGCCGACAAGATTCGAAGGGGACTCATCCAACATGTTAGTGTTGGCGCTGATTATAACACGCTTGATGTAGTGGATGCCAAGGTTCCCCATGGCTTATATAATCCCGAATTATCGCTTGTTGCAGTCCCCGGCGTGCCCGAAACTAACGTTCAGGTGCTGGAGCATCTCGCATTGGGCAAGAATCCTGTTCAACTGGCAGAGAAAGACCTGAATGCCATTGCTGAAAAGGTGGCTGCAAAAGTAAGCGGACAGAACACCGAAACAATCGAGAGCCTCAAACTGCAGATTTCCGAAGCTAACACAAAGTTGACTGATGCCGAGAGCAAATGCAAGACCGCTGAGAACGCCAGCGACGAGGCAAAAGACCAACTAGTCACCGCTAACAAAACTATCGAGGAATTAAGAAAGCAACTTCCCGCTGGAGGATTGCTAAAGAACCCGTCAGTTATGATTCCTCTCTCTGAGCATATTGCTTGCCTTGAGAGTTTGCTGCCTTCTCAAATGGTGCAGCGATCAAGCTTGGGCATGCAACGCATATGTCAGTCTATCCGCTCAGAAGTTTTTAAGGCAAAAGAACGCTTGGGGAGTGGACCTTAGTTTATGCTCACTTTTGTGGGGCTATTAGGCCAAGAACGACCTTGGCTGAACGTTAAAACTTTTGGAGATTATTTTGGATGGCTGATAAAACGGGTAAGCCTTGGATGGCCGCAGGCGAAACCGACGACCCAGATGCAGTAATCGAGAGCTATGTAGCTGATGGCGCAATCACAAAGGGATCACCTGTCGAGTTAACAGGTGATGGCAAAGTAACCGCTACTCCCACAACGTGGTATGGCTTTGGAATCGCAACCAAAACCGTTGCCGATGGCGAAGAAGCTTCCATTCTAAGACGGGGCAGAGTCAAAGTAGTTGCCAACGGCGCAACCACTGCTGTAGGCGTAGCTGTACGAAATGGTGGGAACGGGAAAGTCACAGAGCTAAACGACCAAGCGGTAGATGAAGGCGGCGCAGCAACATACACCATCTACCTAAGCCGCAAACTTGGAACCTCACTAAACAAGGCAGACGCAGACGGCGACCTAATCTTCATACAGGCAGGGGACTAAATGAAACCCAGACTTTTCGAAGCCGTAATGCAAGACAAAGCAATCGCAGATGGCACAACAAGACAAATCTATGAAAACCTCAAGCCCAAAATGAGCACCCACCCATTCCTAAAACGCTACACTGAAATGGGCATCAAAGAAGGCCTCTTTAGCGACTCCACAGGCGCCCTAGGTAAAATGCATGACACACTGATCCAAGCAGCACAACCAAACCTCATAGGTCGAAGCATCATCACAGTTCTACCTACTACCGAGCAGATGGAACGTTTCCCGCTTGACGAAGAAGCTGTTGCCTACAGGTACGCTGAGGGTGCAGTAACCCGATTAAGCGGAAAGAAAAGCAGCACAGTAGATATCTACACAAACATCTTAGCTGAAGCTTCTGAGGAGTGGACTAAAGAATTCGCTGAAGACGCCACTTGGAATGTCATGAGCAACATGGTGGAAAAAGTTGGCCGGGCACTTGCGAAAGACGAAACGAAGAGGATTCTGGCGTTGTATGCTGCGGTTGCAAATGCCGATCTTGCGGGCGGAGCAGAGGTTGCCGGTGGCAATACACCACTAAGTTGGGCGGGATTGCTAAACATTCATAACGCTGTTGAAGGCGAAGACTGGAGCCCAACCGTACTACCATGCAGTACAATGCAAAAACACCAATTGCTAAACGACGAGAAATTCATCAACTCAGTGTACCTTCCCAGCGATGAAACAGACATTGCACAAGGCAGCATAGGGAACGTTCTTAACATGAAAGTTCAATCAACAACCCTTGTGCCTAACGGAACTGCCTACGCCATTGATACCAGAATTGCTGCTGTGATGCTTCTGCGCCGAGATGTTACTGTCGAAGACTGGGTAGACGTTAAGAACGGCAAATACGGCGTTAGAGCAACCACTCGATTCGGTTTAGGGGTTCTGCGTTCCAAGGCAATTGCAAGAATGACTGGCATTAAGCAGACCATGACTTAGGTTATGCGCTGCTCTTTCCCACATTTTTTGATTTCATAGAGGGGTGGATTGGCATGGGTGACTTAGTTGACCGCTTAGAAGTAGCTGAAAATATTCTCAAAAGCCTCAGCTATGCCCCCATGCGTCGCACAGCCCTTGAGAAAAAGGTTTTTCGAACAAAAGACATCTCCTACTCTTGCTTCTCAAACATGTTTGCTTTTCTTGTGGTCGACGGCGACATTGAGAAAGTTACCGCAGACAAGTTATCGCCCTTTCGGCTAACGGAGAAGGGCAAGTTGTTTTTGGCTTGGAGGGCAAAACCATAAGCCACATTTACCACAAAATAAGAGAGTATCTGACTTTTGCGCCGCCGTCCTCAGGCGTAGCATCACCTAACAGTACAGTATTCTATGAGACTTCCGACATCCCGCTAGCTGACGTAATGAAACTTTACGATCGGGATCCAACCTGTAAAAGTAGCGTTGATTTGCTAGCCGCGAGTGCAGTTAAACGGTTCTACACCACATGCGCTCCAGGGCAAGAAAAAGCCAAAGCCGCCATAGATTCTTTCTGTGAAGAAGTGAACTTAGACGGGCTCTTACATGACATGGCTGTCAGGTTGATTGCTTGTGGGAACGAGTTCTGGCTCAGACTAACACCGGCGAGACTCTCAGAGTTCGTCCGAATGCCCATAGACTCAATTGAGAAAATCAAGCTTTCAAGCGTTCAAGGCCTAAAAATTCCCTATAAGGTTGAAAGCTACCAGCTCAGAACGTCCTACCGTGAAGGCGTAGGAAACGGCGATCTAAAGCCTGAAGCGGTTCTCCACTGGAACATCAACCAAAATTATAACTCAGGCTACGGCGTCGGGTTGCTACAAGTCCTCCTACATACACTTTCCATGAGTAACGACAAGAGACCAGCATTTGCTTGGATGAAGGCCAAGATAGAGAAAATTTTGCCAAACATTTTTGTCAAGTATGCAGGTCCTGACGTGGTTGTCCAAGCCGAAGGCATGAAAGATGAGAGCTTCAAAAAATACGAAAACGCCATAAAAAAACGACCTGAAGAGGGCCAATGGCTCTTTAGCGGCGCCAAAAACGTCAGCGTCAACCCAGTCTCAATTGACCCAAGAGCACGCTTCGAATACTACATCGACCACATCGTCAACCAATTCTACCTCGGCTGCGAAACACCGCTCCCACGCCTATTTAGCACGCCTGGGTTCACTGAAGCTTCAGCAAAAGCAGCTTTAGAACTGCAGGATATGCTGATTGATCCTATTCAGCGAATGGTAAAACGGAGAGTAGAGCGGGAAGTATTTTCGACCATTGCAAAGCAGAATGGCTTTGATCCGGTGAAGGCTCAACTGCGCCTTAATTGGGGGAACCCAGAAACACCTGAGATAACAGCGGTGGATCTGATTTCTGCAGCCGAGAAGAACTTGATTCGACCTGATGAGTTCCGCAAGAATGCCGTGAAGATTTTGGGTTGGGAGCTCTGGGATGAAAAGCAAGGTAATGGTTCCAAATCTAACGGTGACGGAGGTGATTAATGCATGGATAGTGCCACTATCGCTCTGGCAGCCACTACAGCTATTTCTATTCTATCAACCGTCTTGGGTTTGAAGTTTAAACAAGGCAAAGAAAAAGTCACCAAGCTACTAACAGATGTCGTCAACGCAGTACAGGATGATACAGTAACTGAAGAAGAATGCAAAAGAATTGCTGCCGATGCCAAATCCTTCCTCGAAGAATAAGGATTCCTCAAAGATACCTTGTTAATACCCTTTCTTTACTTTAATCAACTTGAATCTCAGAAGGCTTTTCAAGCACTTGCGCGTCAACACTTTTGGTTCTACGGTATTCTTCATTGATTCTTCTCGCAATGTCTGGATTGATTCTTTCAAGTAATGTTATGCATAGAAGACCGAAGAAGGCTATAGCGAAGATTTGTAGGCCAAAGTCCGGTGGAAAGCCGCCGCCAAACGCCGAAGCATAACTAGACATTGGCCCAACAGGTATTGCTACCGCAATCCAATAACGCAATCCAAGATAGCCGACAATGCAGAAAGCGACTGAGAGAATTGACATTTGTAGGCGAGTTCTTGCAACTTGAATTTTTAAGTGCTGGTACTGATGTTGCATTTTTAGGCGCTGAGAGGGCATATGCTGATTTGGGTGTTGGAGTCGCTGATGAGTGCGCTGTTTGTTCTGAATAAGAAGCTGTAACTCTTTTTCCTCTTCTTGCTGCTGCAATATCTAGCCCTCGTTCGCTAACAAATGAACTGATTGCGCTTTTTAAATTTTAGCTGAAAATGCGCTTACTGCAAGCAGCCGTAGAAAAAAAAGAAAAGGATGGTATTTTAGAGGAATTCGCTGGGTTCTGTGAATGTTGGTGTTACTACGATGCTGTCGACGCTAAAGTTTGAGCCGTATCTGCCTGCAGGTGTTTGCTGGAATATCAATAGGTGATCTAGGTGGTATGAGTCCCATGTCGCTGTGAATCTTGTCCAGTGTTGGTAGTTCCAGTTTACTTGTCCGCTCCAGAAGCACCATCCGCTTAGTCCGCTGACTTGTGGTACGTATCCGCTGCCCATTGAGTATGAGCCGCCTCCGCCCATTGAACCGTAGAGCCAAAGGTTAGAGGGGTAGCCGCTGATTATGTAGCTGTAGAGGTATAGGTCGCCTGTGTCTTGGAATCCATCGGGTAAGTATCCATAGCCGTTATATGCGCTTGGGAAACCCACTTGTATGTAGGATGTATCGTATTGGCCGTATCCGTCCATGTACATCCAGTTGTTATCGTATCCGCCTGTAACTGCGTATGGGTAGTCGATTCTGCCGCTTCCCCAAAGGCATCCGTATGTATAGACGCTGTTTGAGTAGAGTTGCATTTCGCCGTGACCGATGCACCAGCTGCCGAAGTATGGGAATTCGCGCTGGCTGTTGAAGTCTGTGATGCCGATTAATTCGCCGTCACTTTGTCCTACGCCGACTTGCTTGATTTCAATGCGGTATACTGCTACTCTGTTCCAGTTTTCCCATGTGCTTGGGTATCCTAAGTTGCTGCCGCCGTAAAGGGTCCATGAACCTGTGCCGCAAAGTTCTGCGAGAGTCATTGATTGTGTGAAGGTTGGTGTCCAATCGCTTGGTCCGCTCCATGAAATGTCGTTGCCGATGGTTTGTGTTGCAATCCAGCGGATGTCGCTTTCTACAATTGTGCCGTCTATGTTGTGGCAGTAGACTTGTCTTAGAAGTCGGGCTTCCCAGTGGCAGAATAGGTGTGTGCCCGATGCGTCTATGGTTGTGGAAACGTATGCAGTGCTGTCTCTATCGAAGGTATCTTCTCCCATGTAATCGTCAGCTTGGATGTTGATTGTTAAGCCTGTAGGGTTGTCAAGTAACATATTCGGTGAAACTATAGAGTCTGCTTGTGCTGTGGGTTGTGTTGTAGATTGCTTTTGTGATTCGATTGCGTTTGCCGCTGCTACTGCTTCTGCGACTGTTGCGTTGCCATACTCTCGGCCGTTTGCTGATTCGTTTGCTGGTAGATATGCTTTGGATGGTTGAGCCGTTGGCGTTGTGCTGGTGTTTTGTGATAGGTCTTCGGCGTTTCTAAGTTGTTCCATTGGAATGTATGGATGCCCATCGACATAGTAGACGCTGGGTTTTTGCTGTTGGCTGGTTTGCGCTATGGCTGGATTTATGCCCAGCAAGGCAAAGGTTGAAATTAACATCACCAAAAGAAGGGTGATGGAGATTGCTTTTTTAGAGGTTCTCAACTTCTGATTTCTCCTGTACTTCGGTTTTCTTGTTAGTGCTGAAATACGTTCGCCACTTTTTCGCCTCTGTCGCAAAAATCTATTAGATTTTATCTAGTGCTTTTTTGCAGTGATTTTTCAGTAAATTTTTTTTCGCAAGAATGCTTTTCTGCAATTTTCGGGTAGGGAACTCTTGCGGGTATTGGTATGGTTGGAGATAGTGATCAAGTGCCTCTTGGTTTTTCCGAAAGAACGGAATGCATCGAGTCCGAAAACGGTTCTGAGTGGCTCGTTGAGATAAGGCGAACAAGAATCGCTTAGCGAGGGTTATGATTGGTTGATTACTGTTCCGTTTTAGAAGTTAAGCCTTTTTTGCATATCGATGCAGCGGAGACAAGCGAGGATTCAGAGATAGCAAGTTGCATAGTAACCGGCAGCGGCTTGGTAGACGGCTTCTTGAAAGCAAAGGGCTTGACCACGCCCACAACCGTGCCACAGCTAGTCAAGTTCTCTGCATGTAATTTTGCGGCTTGGGCATATCGTCGCATTCGCGATCCAGCTAGCGCTCAGGGCTTTTGGAATGATGCGGTGGCTTTCTTGCAGGCATACATCGATGCCGAAACAGAGCCCTATCTGGGGAGTGCATAGTGCTCAAAACCATCGTTTATCACGTTAGCGAAAAGACGTCGCAGGAGTTTATGGTGCATATGCCAAATGTCCATGGTGTTTACGAGCAGATTCTCGCAGTTAACGAGGGTAAGGTTTCAGATGTTGTGTTGCTCCCTGAGTATAATGCACATACTGTTTGGGCTGATGAAGCCGCTTGGATAACTGCTAATTTTCAAGGCATCCCCGTGATGATTGACTGCGCTGGCGGCTGGGATACAGCTCAGTATGTGACCCCCGAGCGGTTACAGGATTTGATTGCGGCGGGCGTCCAGATACCCTGGATTCGTATTGCAGAACTCGTAAGCTACTATGAAGAGTGGCTGCATCTACCCTTCCCAGACGACTATGTAATTGGGTTACTGCAGTTCTGTAAATCTAACGGTATTAAGGTTTATTTTTGCGAATGGAAGATTGCAGCTTTCGACAAAGTTTTGCAAGTAATCGCTGGATACGAAGACATTGTCACGGTGGGGTTTAAGACTAATTCAGGTGACATGGAACCCGCTGTAGCTTTCAAGTATCTGGTTGACAAGCTAAGGGCCTCTTCACCTTATCCGGAGCATTGGGGCGCCACTATTGAGAGTTGGTATTGGGAAACAAGGCATCGAGGCTTATCGGCGCATCCCGAAGCCAACATCTGGAACCCAGACAACATGCCAGTGTCCTACATGGTGTGCCATATGCAAGAAGCGGCTAGCATGCCAACCGTCTGGTATAGCGGCGCTGAACTCTTGCAGTTTGAGGCTTATTGGTGGTTCTTTGAACACACAACTGGAAAACCGCGAGAGAGCCTTCGCATAATCCAGCGGTTCTTGAACTCACAAGTCGCAGTTGAACCAAACAGCACAGTTATTTTGGAGACGCTTAAGGCAGAGTGGATCGGTGAACCCTCTAAATGTGAAATTGCTTGGCTAGATGGTCGAGCCTCAACTGTTGCTTATTGGGATATTCAACCATCAAAGCATGACTTCAAAAACATGCCCCAAAAGTATGCAATCAGTTGCTATAGCCTCAGCGAAGGCGGTAACCGCTGGATAAGAGCTGAAGTAGTCGCCGTTGAAGTTCTAGTTAAGGTCCTTGGTACTACCCTTGACAAAGCCTGCTTTATTCGAGAACGCATGCGAGTTGAAGTTGAACGGATTATGCACCTGTACAGCAGGTTAGGCCCGCTTTGGGACCCGGGCACGGGAATACAGCACCGCAGAGTCATACCTGGCTTGATTGATGTAGCTGTAACTCAGACATCCAATAAAACCGATGATTCGACTTTTGCAAGAGTCACTGTCCAAGTCAAGTGCAGTTATTTTCCTAAGAAATTGTGGGTTGCAAAATGAGGGATACAATGAATAAAACTAACGCCCAAATGGGAGGCGGCAACTAAATGCCCGTCTACGCAGGCGCCACCTCTAAATTCAACTACATCTTAGAGGACTACTTAGGCGCTCCACTGCCAGAGAACCCCGTTTTTAAAACCCTAACCGCCGACGACATAGAACCAGCCATAGACCCCTCACTGGTCAAGATTAGAGGATGCGGCACCCGCGATTTAGTTGCCCTCAAACGAGGATTGCTCAAAGCCGACCTCAAAGTAGCTTATCCGCTTCCCTCAGATGACATCATGAATTTTGTGCACCATGTCGTCGATTGCTTCGCGCTCACAGTATCGGTTCTAGATGAAGGCCAAGACGAGCTTGTCGATTTACTATATACCGGTTCAAGAATCGACAAAGCAACAATCTCATGCTCAATGGAAGACGTGCTTCGTGCAGAATGCGATCTAATGTCCCAAGATGTGACGGGCGCTTCTGCTAAACCTGCTGGCGCAACCTACAATTTGCTTAGCGGCGCCGTTTCTTGGGAGGACATTGCAGTTCTGAAAGGCAATGCTGACGGTTCCAATTTGTCGCCTTTTGAAGTGACAACTGACTGGAAATTCACCATAGCAAACAACCTAAAACGTGTCGGCGTGATTCGAGCTAGCAACCCAACAAAGCCCAAGTATATCGTGCCAAGACACAGAGACCTATCGGGTGAATTAACCTGCACTTTTGAAAACAAAGACCAATACTATGCAGCAGCCGATGGCTCATTTAGCCTCAAGTTCGATTTAAGCGCTGGCAAGTATTTCCTTTTCAAGAACTGCCAATGGGCAAACGTAAGCTCTGTTCGCCGACCAGAAGACATCATCTCCATGAAATTGGGCTTCACTGCAGAATCTTTCACTGATAGCGAGGTGACCTAATTGAACAGCGAAGTTTTAGACCTCGATAACAGATTTGGCTCTGAATTCGCAGGCAAATACGTCTTAAAAGAGATAACATGGGCTAAGCGCAACCGCATAATCCAGAAGCATACAAAATACAACAACATCACCGGCGAAGTCGTAAGCAGTGATTTTCTTGCCATCCAAGCTGAAACCATAATGGCTAGCATGCATGGGCAACCCGAAACTAAACCCATAACATTGCAAAAGTTGCTTGGCGACGAGGAAGGTATCTCGATCGAGCTTGGCGAATTGCTATCCAAAGTCGTCAATAGGCTTAATGGGTTGTCTCATGAGGATTTGCGTTTTTTATTAGCGCAATTAAGCGAGGAAGACCGCACCCAACTCTTAGCGAGTTTAGGCTATGCAAAGAATTCGGCTGGACCATCACCCAACTCAGACGTCAACCCGCAAGAACCGTCCAGTCCTTCCTTGTAATCCTCAACGAAATGGACGCTATGGTCGAAGAAGAAAAGCGCAAAGTAGAGAGGGAAACAAGAAAACGGTAGAAATTGACTGCGACGTCACAGGATTAGTAGAGTTTGGGGATGCTATGCTTAGGCTTGACCCTGCCCTGCAGAATGCCGTCTACCGTTATTTAGTCACTTGGGCTAACGATGTGCAAGCATTAGCAAGACAACTTGTCCCAGTAAAGACAGGCTACCTAAGAAGCACAATCTACGCTGTAGTCAAAGATTGGCTGGTAAGTATCGGCGCTGAAGCAACCTACGCTTACTTTGTGGAAGCTGGCACCCGATACATGCAAGCTAAACCCTACCTCTTTCCCGCATTACAAGAATACCTACCCCAACTCGAACAAATAATCATCGAGTCAATTGAAAGCGCCAAAGTGGAGGCTGGCCTGACATGAGCATGCGCGACATCAGCATAGCCGTGCGAGCAGAGAACCGAGCCTCATCGGTTTTTCGCTCCATCTCCTCTGACGTTATCAATTTGGGCGTTTCTTTTGGCGCCCTAGACTCACAGACTGGCAGATCAGTCATGCAAATTTTCTCGGTTATTCGCGTCATGACTTCGCTGCATGCTATTCTGATGACTGCCACTGCAACCCAGACAGCCCAAAACGCCGCCGTTGCTGCAGGCGCTGGTGTTCAAAGCACTTTGGCGGTTTCAACTACTGGCGCCATGACTGCTCAAGTGGCTCAAAACACCGCGACACAGACAGGCATCATATCACAGACGCTTCAAGCTGTTCGCTTGGGAATTTCTGCTACAGCTCATGCGGTCTATAGTGCGGCTGCTTGGGTTTCAACTGCTGCTCAAAATGCACTAAACATTAGCTATGCAACCTTTCTGGCCCTAACCGGAGTTGGGATCGCTGTCATTGCTGCCGCAGCGGTCGCAATGTTTGCTTTTTCTAAAAGCATGGATTCGGCGACGAGTAGCGTTAAGACATTTAACGCCGCCAATATTTCAACGCCCCAGCACGTTAGAAGCATAACCAGAGCCGGCGAAGAATCCGTAAGCTCCATGAGCAGCAACATTGGAGGCAACGCATCGCTTCGCAGAGGTCTTGAGTCGCCTTGACGTCTTTTACGGTCCATGTTCAGGACCAACATGGGAACCCAATTGTGGGCGCTAACGTCGCAGTCGTTGATTATCTCACGGTTGAAGAAGGGCTAACCGATGGGAACGGCGATTACGTTACAGGGGATTTGGCGTTTCCGACGCCTTTTCTTGGCAGTCAATGGTATGAAATCTTTGCCGGTTACTGGACAGCGACTAATACCGCTTCTCAACTTGCAGCTTGGGATACACCCCAACCAATAGTCCTTGTGCTTAACCTCTACGAGGGGCAAGGACAAGAAGGCGGGACAGGCACCAAAACCCTAACAATCACCGCCATTGGCCAAGAATGCAATCACATAATAGCCATAAACGTTGGGCAACAAACCTCGGTAGTCTTTGCCAGCTTTCCAGCAACACTCCATTTTAACCCCGAAGACCAAATCAGCTTAGAGGCTTTTCCACAATCAGGCTACACCTTTGATGATTGGGGTGACGGAAACAATGCTAATCCATACGTTTGGTATCCTGGCAGTGATGCATCCGTTACGGCCAATTTCCACTACGTCGGGTTGCCGCCCACTAGCACCGAGCAGGTAATCAACGTTCCAAAACCAGTAGTTGTTTTTGGCAATATCTTCGTTCCAGAGACCGACATAATCGAATGTACGGTTCATTTGGGCGCCACAAAAGAGGTAAGCAGCTTTGAAGTCAAACTCCAGAATTGGGGCAAAAAATACAGCCAAAGCGGCTGGTTACCCATCCAACTGGGAGCAACTGGAGGAATCGGAATTTGCCGCATCCCCTATAACCCAAACGTGCTACCCATGATTTCGCTCAAAGTTGAGCACATAGAGTACCAAGTCACAGGAACAGAAACCTATGCCCTCATAAGCGGTAGATGCTGGGGAGAGCGGCTATTTCGCCGAACAGTCACCAAAAAATACGTCAACTGCAAAGGCGAAACCATAGTCAAGGATCTACTGGACAATTACGTGGGAATCAGCCATACACGCAATGGCTATGAACTCGTCGAGAATACAAGCACCACCTATACAGAACTTGATTACAACGATACCCCCGTTTGGGACATACTGCAGTACATTGCACAGTCAGCGGACTACAACGGCGTAATCGGTTTTGATTTTAGAGTTGCTCCAGATGGGCGATTTGAGTTTTTCCGCAAAAACAGCCGAAGCGTCGTTGCCGACTTAACCGACAGTATAGAGGAAAGTACCTACAGCAAAGACATCTCTGCAGTGCGAAACAAAATTACTATTTGGGGAGCGTCTGACAAAAGCTATCCTCTCGATAAAGACGGCTTCACAGAGATACTGCATCCACCCTACGGTGATTGGACTTTCGCTGGAGGCTCGGGGGGCTCAGGAAACGTCGCACAGGATAGTACAAACAAAGCGTTCGGAACAAGCAGCGTCAAAGTTCACCTTGTAAACGATTGGTATGGAATGGCAAAATTCACCTTCAAAGCAGGGATGGAACCAAATTGCGAGTTATTTCCCACGCTTAATTTATGCCTCTATATTCCAAGCACGTTTGAAGGTTCCGGGGTGGCAATTAGCTTAATCGACGATACTGGAAAGCAAATGGTTGCTAAACCCGGTGTCGCGCATGACGCTCAATGGAACCAGGTCTCGCTTAAAGTCGGCTCCAAGTATGCGGATGAATGGCTACCCGGTTATGGTCAATCAGGGTTTCATTGGAACAAAATTGTAAGGGTTCAAGTTTCAATAAATATTCATCAGGATTTAAGCCCTGGAAACGGCGATTACTGGATAGATGGTCTATACTTCGGCGGTATGCGTTACTGTGCGGTTGTTGAAGACTATCCTAGTCAAGCGCTCTACGGACTCCGAGAATTCGTTGACACAGATGACGAATTGTACAGCGACAACGAATGTAACCTTAGAGCCCAAGCAATTCTTGATTATATGAAGGACCCAGCTGAGCACCTAACTGCTAAAAGTTCAGTTATCGACTACGGCACGACTTTAATCCTTGCAGGCGACAAAGTTCACGTAGAGCTGCCAAACGAAAACATAGACGAAGATTTCCGTGTTATTAGTGCAGAATATTTTGTGGATGGGCAAACCCAAGAATTAGAGATAACGCTTGAGCTTGGCAGAGAAGCCGTACTGCTAGCCGACTATATGTATGCACTTAAATCAAAAATCAACAAAGTTAATCGATTAAAGGTAACCAGTTAAAAGAAATTATTGGATGAACCAAAGAAAAAAACGGTTTGAAATTATCATCATATTTGTTGGGGCATTGGGGTTTAATCAGACGCCAGAAGATATCACCGCATTTCCATTTTTGGTTCCTTCCTTCCGTTATTGTACCAAACTTAGCAATTGCAAGAGCATTAGCAAGAAAAGTTTACGACTCGTTTGCCAAAAATTATAATAATAAATATAAGCGAAGAGTTAAGTCCCCAAGAAGGTTTGCTTAGTTGCTTGACATCCCTATCAGAAAAGAGGAATTAAGCAGAAGTTACCTCAACGCTGTTTGTGCATACAAGGGCATTTCTGTTACACGCCCAGAGCATGATTATGATAGCGTTGATGTAATTATGAGAGCAACGTTAACTCGTGACAATAACCCTTTTGTTACCCAAATAAATGTACAATTAAAAGCCACTTCACAAGAGTTGGGACAAGATGTGACTGGCTTCAATTTTGAGCTTCCTATGAAAAACTTTAATGATTTGCGCAGAGGTTCAGCTAACCCAATGATGCTTTGTGTGTTAAGGCTTCCAGCTGAAGAGGGGCAGTGGGTTACTCACTCAATCAATGAACTAATTTTGCGAAATTGCATGTATTGGCTCGACGTCACAACATGTCCATCTAGCAATAACACAGCAACCGTGACTGTTCGTATTCCTTGGGCAAACACCCTTACGCCAGAGAAGGCGCTTGAACTAATGACAAAAGTTGCGGAGACTGGTTTTCTTTGATTTATACCGCTGACTTTTACGAAATAGCTGGAAAAATTAAGAACACTGAAATGGCAAAGTATCTCAGGGATTTAGAATGGAAGGAAATCCCTAATAAAAGGGCAAACGTAAAGGTTTTCCAGATTTTCAAAGGTAAAGAGCTATACCAAGCAGATATTCCAACTAACAGAGATTTTAGCGATTACAAACTTGCTATATACAGGGCTGTAGAACAAGTTGCTAAGTGGTCAAATAAGAGTACTGAGCATGTTCTCTTAGAATTGTTAAACCCGCTTTCAGATATTTTCCAATTTAGAGTAAAAGAAGCACAAGAAGAGTCTGGGACAATAAGGGTTGAGGATGCAGTCAAGCTATTTGAAAATGCCAAAAAAATTGTGACTGCTGCGGCTATGGACTTGTACAAGCCAAGCCAGTACCACTTAGGCAGACCTGATGCAACCAGCCAAGAACTTGTCAACAATTGCAGGTTTGGACAAACAGAAATCGGTTCTTACGTAGTATCGTTAGTTATTCCATTCACAAAAGAGGCAGAAGACGGCAAGTTAGTTCAAATGAACCTTTACATGGAAGAAGCTGAAAAAGCCAACTCACCGACACGGCTGGTCGCCAAAAAGATTATGACTTCAATTCAAACAGTCAGGCAAGCTATTGATGATGGAACCTTAACTGAAAAGATGAGTCCACAACCAACAAGAACTGAACCGCCACCTTCAATTAGTGCCAATTTTTTAGAAGCTTTAAGTGCCATTGGCATAGATAAAGAAGGCTCTGAAGTTGATATAACGGTAAGATGGGCTCCAACAGTGAAGAGCAATAGAGCTGAGGTTGATAGTGTTAAGTTCACATACGATGATAATTCGCCCATTCAAGCAGTCGTGCAGTCGATTAAGAGCAAACGTGCTGATGAGGAAGAATTTGATGGCAAAATTAGTTTACTAAAGGCTATACCTAACGCTGAAAATCGCAAAGAGGGAGAGGTTAAACTTGTTTACCTTGACAAGGATAATAAGAGAAAAACAGCAAAGGTTGTGCTTAAAAAAGAAGATTATCACGTGGCTCTTGAAGCACATGACCTTGGAAAGTCTGTTAGGGTAATTGGCAGGTTATCAGGGCAGAAGTCAAAGACCATTGAGTATAGCAGATTCATTGTTTATGGGCTTGATGATTACGCATAGCCCTCTCGTAAGACGAATGTCATATGTATATTGCCAACTATGAAAGAAATTAGCCTCATTATTACAGTTTTTCACTGTTAATTTTAACCTGTTATTTTTTCGCAAGATTGCTTTTTACAATGTTTTCCTCCGTAGGTTATGGGTGTCCTGTTGAGTAAGCAAGTGTTAAAGCTCATAGAGAACGTTAAGCCGGGCGATTTAATCGCTGTGGATTGGTGTGATGCCTCTGTGGGTAAAAGCTCTGGTTCTGGGTTAACTATAGATGTCCCAGTTAAAAGTTGGGGCATATATGTTGGCTTGATAGGCGACAAAATAAAGCATATTGTGATTGCTCAGAACAGTTTCCGCTATGCTGATGGCTTGTTCGATTTAGACTACACCGCCATACCTGTCGGTTGGGCATTAGGAGTCACGGTTTTAGTCAAGGAGCACATTCCAACTGATTCGGCTAGCAGGCTGGTCAATAGTTTTATGATGGGCGGGCATCGCTCATTGAATCGTCCAAGAACTTTTCGAAGGGCGCTCGCGCAGCGGAGGTTGAGTATCGATGGCAGACCCCATTAAACGTGCCTTGACCAGAAGACGCTTTGAGAGAGGCCGCCTCATCGTCGAGGAACCCACTGCTAAGCTTGTGTTGGGCGTAAAATTCGCCATAGGCATGACGGCGTTTATGTCTGCTCTTGAGTTAGCGCATTTAGCCATTTTGCACACTTGGAACGCTGAGATTTTCGCGTCCATCACAGGATTAAGCGGCACCGTGATTGGGTTGTTTGTGGGGCAGAAAACATGACTAAAGGTAAACCTTGGCCAGTAGATGACGAGAAAAGGCTCAAAGACTGGTACACTTCAGGCATCACTGATTATGCCGTTTTAGCGTTTAGTTTAGAATTCAAGTATAGCCAAAACGCCATCTACCAAAAGCTCCTAGACTTAGGACTAATTTCAAGAGAAGAAGAAGGCGGAAAAATTTGCGCTTCTTCTTCTTTTAAAGACTTGCCAAACGAGCTTCCAAGCGTTGAAACGATGCTAAAGAAGTTAGCCGCTGCGATAGAGGCGCTCCAAGAGCCTGGCATAGATAAGTCTGAGGTTTTGCGTTTGCGCGGAATCATCGCGGGGGCGAAGGTGTATCAGGAGCGTTTTGCCGAATACGTGCGCTACCGCAAAATTGAAGCTGAATTAATGGAGTTGAGGCCAAAATATGAGGCGCTTAGGAAAAAGTCCCAGGACACTTCGTCCTAATCAGCTCTTCTCTGAGTACAACAAGCTCTGGGAGGACGTGGCAGCGGTTGAAAAATCCAGCGAAAACCATGTCGATGCCTTAAAGAGTGATGTTAAGGGCTTTTTTGAGCAGATTTTTGGCTTTACACCCTTCAAATACCAGCTTGAGTTAGCCGAAAAATTTGAGAAAAACCAATTCACCGCTGTACGCTGGGCACGCCAAACCGGGAAGAGCTTTTCGGTTTCTGCTTTGCTTCTCAAGTATGCTTGGGAGCATCCTGACAGCTACATAGCAATTGTAGGTCCAAGCTGGCGCCAAACCAAACTCAACATACGCCGCATGGGCGGCTTTTGCCGAAAGCTTCCACAACAGCCTGGCCTACACGTCCAAAAAACAAGAATTACGTTACCAAACGGCAGCATGATTGAAGCCTTCCCAAACAACCCCGACACAATCAGAGGCCCAACCTTCAAAGTAATCTGGATCGAAGAAGCAAATTTCGTTCCTAACGACGAGGAACTCTATGACGCTATCCTGTTTACGCTCGGAACAACCAACGGCAAGTTAATCGCGACGTCAACACCTTGGAATACAGATTCGCTTTTTTGGAAAATGTGTAACCACAAAGATTATTCCGATTTTGCGCGGTCGCATGTTCGGTGGAGTGGTGCGCTTGAACCTAATGGTCCTCTTAAGCCCGCTATTGTTGAGAAGATTAAGCGTCAGTTCGGGGATGACCCGCAGC